TAACCATAGCTTGTAGTTTTTGTACAACTGCCTTACGTTGTGCAAAACGTCCAAATGTACCTGAACCATCTTCATTGTTACCTGATTCAGTAACCCAACGATGTGGATAATAACCGTCCATTGATTCATCGTTATTACGAATGTTGTCGTCTGTTGTATCGATCCAGTTACGCTCAAAACGCTTAACATTAAATCCGCTTCTACGTAGATTCCATAACAACATGCCTCTCGGATATAGTGCTGGATCTGGAGCATCTGGATCCAAATAGTTACTTACTAATAGATCTTCAATGTCTGCTGCATCAATATCACTTCCTGCTGTTCCCCAACGAGCTTCGTCAAATAGAACACCGTTTTCAGAAGTTTGGTCTGTTGTATCAAGTAGTACCCATGTAGCAAGTGTAACACTATAACGATAAATTGTTGGATAGTTGTCTAAATCTGATGTATCAATCCATAGATCGTTATCAACTAAAGCACTACCGTCTGACTGTTGTATAGGCTGTGTAGCACTAACAATTGGGCCAGCTGGCGATGTATCTGGATATACATTTAGATAACCTTGCCAGCCATTAGTAGGTCCATCATGTACCATGATATCTACTTCGTCGATGATTGAACTATACCATAGTTCTCCGTCAGCAGTCAATGAAGTTGGTGCATCAGGTGATGGTGTATAATCTAGTACTTTCCAATTTGACAGTAAGTATGTACCATCTATTGCTGATACATCTCCATCTACAGCTGACACTGTAGTTACAGCATCAGCTGTAACTTGTGCTGGTGCTGCATAGAAGTTTGCAGTTGTTGTAGCATCATCGGCATCATATACTGCATATCCTAAGTCTGCAAGTAATCCGTCGATATCATAAACAATAACATCTCCGCCTGTTGCATGTTTTAGTAAAATTCTGTTTTGTGCGTTAATTTCTGCTGTAACATTTGTTAATCCTGCACTATTAATTGCGCCTGCAACGTCATCAGCTACTCCTGATGTTGCTGGATTAGTAATTGTTACAGTAGCAACTTTTGGTGCTGCAAATTCACTACTATTAACTTTAGTTTCTGCAAACGCAATTTTAAAGCTGCCTGCACCTAATGTTGTTCCTGTGATTTTTTCGCTTGAAGCAATTGTTGCACCATTAAGGTTTCTTTTAAAGAATTTAAAGTTAGCAATGTTTGGTTCTGTAACTTCTTCAACATTTGTCTTTACATAAAGTTCGCCAATTCTTAAGTTTTCGCCGCCACCTGTTCTGTCTAACTCGTATAATGCTTCTGCACTTGTTTGATATACCGGTGTCGAAATTGTTCCCCAAAGCTGTGTATCTTCATTATACTGCTTAATTCTATAGTCCATTCCGCCGTTTGGTTCTGTAGTCTTGTACCAAATTGAACCAGTCGGTTTTGGAGCAGTATCTCCTGACTTAAATTCAGGAACATCAGTATGTGGCGATACTTGTAGTGCAGGTGAATAATATGTTCCTGCTGTAATACCAAACTCGCTCATTGCTGATCCACTGATTGTCATAGAATCATTTGTTGTATAAATTTCTAATTCGCCATCAACTACATTTGCACTTACTCCGGAAATTTCCTCTCCGTTAATTTCTTGTGCTAGTGTAAGAACGTTTGTACCTATTCTAGTAACAGTTGTTCCGTCGATAATAAATGTGTTTGTTGGATCAAAGGTTGTCGTGCTAGCAATTTCACTTCTTAGTGTCGGCCAACTACCTTTCCAATTATTAGATCCTACTTCTACCCAAGTACCAGTATTTGACTCTTTTGCTGCAATACTTGCACCGTATCCTGGCGACTTGTAATAAAGTCTGTTTAATGTTGTAATTGCAACAACAGCATAATCGCCAACTTGTCCTACTGACTTTTTAGGAGCGCCTGGTGCAGTTAAGCTTTCGCCTGTAGTTCTTGCTACATCGCTAGGAGTTAATACAATAGGAGTTTTTGTTGTAAATGATTGTCCGCCTACAACTCTTACAGATGCACCGTTCCACTCTGTAATACCAAAATCTGTTGATTCTACATCAAACCAATATGTATTATCTGCAGGTTCTCCGCCTGGAGGAGTAGCACTTGCTTCTAATTTTGCAAGGTCAATATCTGCTCTTGCAACATATACTCTATTAGTTACACCTAATAGTGAGTATGCTGTTTGTAATCCGTATTCGTTTAATTCACCGCCGTGAATCATATTGCCATTACCATCATTCATAAACAGAGGATCACCAAATAGTTCTCCTAGTTCTCTTTGTGAAGTTAATAAGTAAGGCTTCTCTGCGTTTGCTTTTAGTGTCCCTTCGGCTAGACCTGATCCTGCGGAATTCGTTTTGTTTTCTTTCGATGCCACAAAGACCATTGGTACAGTACCAGCAGCCGCCGGAGTATAAAAACTCTCGTCGATTACATTGACTTCTACACCTGGTGAAAATAATGCCATTGTTTATCTCCTATGAAATTGCTTATTCATTAGTATTTATTAATAAAAAAGAAAAAGGGCTAGTTAATACCTATAAAAAAGGGGCGAAAAAGGTATGGTAAATACAATATGAGACCATTATGCATATGCGGGCACCGTCCGGCAGCTATAAATTACAAAAAAGACAATAAAACTTACTATAGAAAGAAGTGTGAAATATGTTTAAAGCACGGGGGCGTTGGTCACGGCATTCCTAAGTGGAAGCAAGCAGGATACGAAAAAAAAGACTATTGTGAAAAATGTGGATATAAATCTAAGCACTCTGAACAATTTAATGTGTTTCATACGGATGGTAATTTAGAAAACTGTCGACCTAGTAACTTAAAAACAATTTGTGCTAACTGTCAAAGAACGTTACAACGAGATGGAGTAAAGTGGAAACAAGGTGACCTACGACCTGACTTCTGATGCACTATAAGGATCAATATACTCAATAAGTTGAGCTAGGTTAAATTCTAATTCTTCAAGTGTGCCATTGTTGTCAATAGTATAGTCTGCCATCCATTGCTCGAGACTCATTGACTTTGCTGATTCGGGCATTAAGTATTTGCTACGATCTACCCAAATAGCTTTATCAAATACACCAGTATTCTTCATAGCATGAAATTCACGCTTGTTGCGTAGTCCGCAATAGATGTCGTGTTCTTTGAATATTTCTCTACCCAATGTACCTGCATCAGGAACATTATAATTACAGATAGCTTCGTACCATTCTTGTCTGTGATTGTGCCTATCTGCATAACACTCTTCTTCACTAGCGTAGCTGTATTTGTCTTTTAACTGATTGTAAATAAACAACTTTGAACAAAACTTACTACTACTTTCAAAAGTGTAGCCATATCTGTCTCGAAGCATTTCAGAGACAGTATCTTTACCGTGGCGGCCGTGACCTATGATCAATAACTTTAATTTCATATTTTAAATATAGCATCTAATACTATATTTGTCAAGTATTAACCTATAGTAAATCCATAGCCTGTGCCGCCCGGTACTGCCATACTCACTTCAGTCTCAAGTTTTTCCATTTCGGTCTGGGCTTCTGCTTTTAATGTATCGCCGTTGAGTGTTGATCCGCCTTGTGGTCCAGCAATAGTAGCAAACTTTGAACGTGCTTCGCCTAACATATACTTACATGCTGCTAATGTATAATCTTTAATCCATTGCTTTGATAAGTAATCGCTCATTAACTCTGTATCAGGTCTGTAATTATAGCAATATAATAAAAGAGTCTCTTCAGCTCTAGGACGTTGTAATAGAGTAAGTTTCTTGCTATTTGAGTTCCACTTAAATTCAATAAAGCTGCCAAACATTCTACCTACTAGTTCTTGATATTGAGAAAACATATCATAGGTTGCAAGTCCGCCCATATTAGAACTTGACAGCAAATAAGTATTTGTATAGGCAAGATTAAAGGGTTCAAATAGTGTTCCGCCATCGCCGCCGCCAGAACGTGAGCCAATTGATCTGCGGAAGAGCTGTCTAACTTCCATTACTTCATTAGGAAGTATGTATTCGTTCTGATCTATTATAGTAGGCATAAACAAATATGATTCTTCAACACTATAGTCTGATCTCTGTCTATATCTAGTTAAAGCCTTTGTAAGTGCTGTTTCATAATGAACAGGATCAAGTTCTACATCTACCATTCCTCCACCAAGGAATGTATGCACATAGTCAAATATTTCTTGCTTTTGTGTTTTTAAATCTGCCATATTGGTTCTCCAATAGTATTTATCGGTTGCGATAAATATGTATAGCTATATTACAGGAGAAGACTTATTCCTCGCTTATCATTATATAAACCAGAACGCGGCAATGACTACGAATTTCTTGACAGACAAATCGAGGAAATGTTTATTGTCGGCGGCACTGATATTAATATTCACAAGTACCTCGGTGCAGATAACCCTGCCGAGGGAGAAGGCACTGCTGATCAACCTACGTATGATGCTGTAAAAGAAACTAACATACAAGACTTGCTGTTTCTTGAAAATAGAGATAGAAAGTATGATCAAGATGTTTATACACATAGAGCAATATATAATGTTCAAGATATAGATTTTGATTTAAGTCAATTTGGATTGTTCTTAAGTAATGATACTCTGTTTATGACTGTGCATATTAGAAGTATTGTAAAAACAATAGGAAGAAAACCGTTGGCCGGTGATGTTATAGAACTTCCACATTTAAAAGACGAATACGCACTAAATGATTATGATATTGCATTAAAAAGATTTTATGTTATTGAAGATATTAATAGAGCAGCTGAAGGATTTAGTCAAACTTGGTATCCTCACTTATATAGATTAAAATTAAAACAAATATACGACGGGCAGGAATATAAAGATATTCTAGACTTACCAGCAAATGAAGAAGAGCCGGGCGGAAATACACTAAGAGACTTACTATCTTCTTACGAAACCGAAATGCAAATAAACAATGCAGTAGTGCAGCAAGCCGAAGTAGATGCAGCAAAAAGTGGATACGATGTAAGTCATTTATATACTATGGCATATAATGAAGATGGCACAGTTGCACTTCATACAGCAGACGATACTGATATAGATGCAAGTGCTATATCTCAGTATGCTGACGAAATTGATAATGCACCTAATAGACCAGGGTATAAAGGATACCTTGTAGGAATTGCAGATACTCCGAACGGTGCTCCTTTTGGTAGCGGAATCCAATTTCCGCGAGATAATATGGAAGGTGATTATTTTTTAAGAACAGACTTCTTACCAAATAGATTATTTAGATATGACGGAACACGTTGGGTAAAAGTACAAGACGATGTAAGAGAAACACTTACAAATACAAATACAAGAAATACACAAAAAACTTCTTTTGTTAATAACACAAACTCTAGTACAATCGACGGCGAAGTTGTTGAAGAACGTCAAAGTCTTTCTAACGCACTTAGACCTAAGGCAGATAACTAATGCAACATTTTTACGATGGACAAATACGCAGATATATAACTCAGATGATTAGAATGATGAGTAACTTTCCTGTAAAAGATAGCAGTGGAAGTTTAAAACAAGTTCCTGTATTGTATGGCGATCTAACAAGGCAAGTTGCAAATATTATTAGAGAAAATTCAGAAAATAAGTTACCAAGTGCTCCTAGAATTAGTTTATATGTTACTGGACTAGAAATGGACAGAGACAGAATACAAGATCCTAGTTTTGTCCGAAAACAAAATGTTATTGAACGTGCATATGACGAAGACGGTAATGAATATTTGAATACTCAAGGTCGAAATTACACTGTAGAAAAAATGATGCCTACTCCTTATAAGCTAACAGTTAATGCTGATATATGGAGTTCTAATACAGATCAAAAGTTACAAATTTTAGAACAAATATTAATTTACTTTGATCCTAGTTTAGAAATACAAACTACTGATAACTATATCGATTGGGCAAGTTTAACTGTTGTTAATTTAGAAAATGTAAATTGGAGTAATAGAAGTGTTCCAATAGGTGTTGATTCAGAAATCGATATTGCCACGCTTACATTTAGCACTCCAATATATCTAAGTCCTCCAGTTAAAGTTAAACGCTTGGGTGCAATAACAAATATCATTACAAGTATTTTCAATGAAGATACTGGAGATATCGATCTAGGCCTAGCAAGACCAGAATTAGAAAGATGGGACGATTATGCAGTTCCTGGACGTACAAGGAGCCCAGAAAAAGCAGCAACTACTAGCAATGATCAGCAAGCAAATGTTAATGACGGAATGTACGGTGTATATATCGAAGGCAATACAGCACAGATATACGGCAGAGGTGCGATAGGTACTGTAAATTGGAGAGATAATTTTTACAAATATCCAGGTACATATCAAGCAGGTATTAGCAGAATATATCTAACAGATCTAGATAATGATGCAACAGTTACTGGTACATTTACAATAAATGAATTAAATGAAACTGTTATGTTAATTGACTGGGACACTGATAGTTTTCCTGATGACGATATCATATCCGGACCGAGTGGCGATAGAACAAGTATAGATTTTATCATTGATCCTACAAAAAATAATCCTACAAATATTAAAACTGTAGGTGCTAGAATATTATTGTTAGAAGATGTAAGCAGTGACGAAGCAACACAATATCCAGAAGCGTGGAAAAACAACGACGGTAGTGGATTGATTGCTAATGCAAATGATATTGTTGAATGGGATGGTACAAAATGGGTTGTAATTTTTGACTCTCAAAATACCACATCTACAACATATATAACAAATCTTACTACCGGAAAACAATATAAGTTTAGCAATAGTGAGTGGTTACTAAGTGTTGAAGGTGAATATCCAGTTGGCACATGGAGACTCGACCTCTACGGCTAATTATTTTTATGAACAAGATAATTTGCAGTGGTGCTCTCTTTTATACCCTAGATACTAATCGATTCTTATTTTTGCATAGAGCAATTAAGAAGAAAAATCTATGGGGATTAGTCGGCGGAACAACTGAAGGTAGCGAAACGCCGTGGGAAGGATTAATACGAGAAATAAACGAAGAAATAGGTTTTTTACCAGATATTAAAAAAACTATTCCTTTAGAAACTTTTATTTCTTACGACGAACATTTTCATTTTCATACATACCTATGTGTTATTAAAGAAGAGTTTATACCTCAACTAAACGAAGAGCATGACGGTTATGCATGGGTTAGTTTTAGTAAATGGCCAAAACCCTTGCACGAAGGCCTGAGAAACACTTTGCAAAGTAAGATCAATCTAAAAAAATTAGAAACAGTATTTCAAGTAATTAATGCAATTGGAGATATAGATGGCTGAAGAAAACGTAATTCGTCATGACTGGGGTATAGAAGTTGCATGGGCAGACTTTGAAACATTCGGTGCAAAAATGCTTTTATTTACAAAAGCAGGAAATAGAACAGATATGCAATTTCAAGACAAAACTGATAAATCATTTTTTGTTAGCTGTGGTCAATTTATAATAAGATATGTTGATACCGAAACAGGGCAAACTTTTTCTAAAGATTTAGCCGAAGGCGGAGTTTATAATGTTCCAAGACTGTCGCCAGTTTCTATCGAAGCAGTTGTTGAAGGTTCTACTATATCAGAAGTAAATAATGGTATAAGAACTGACGATGTATATATTGTTTGTCCAAAGGAAAGGCTAGATTAAATGTTACCTAAGTTATCAAATTCAGAAAAACTAGTTAGTGAATTAAAATTCTTTGAAGCAAAAAGTAAATCATTATCCGAAGATGATCAAAAATACATTAAAAAAAGAATTATTAGAATAAAAGAATTATCAAATAATATAGATAATGCACACGATGTAAGATTAAATGGATTTGTAAGCCCGAGTCTCATAGGAGATTCAAGACTTGAATTAAATCAAGCAAGGTATGAAATTTTTAAAAAATTACAGGACTGATAAACGCTTTACAGTTATTTGACCAACCATTCCTGAATGTACTTGGCATTGGTATCTATATGTGCCAGAAATACTTTCTTGAACTCTCCAGTATAATGTTCCTTGATCTTTACCTTGAGCAAGTGCTCCTTCACTAACTGTGCCGTCTATATCTACATGTACTAATCCAACGTTATAAGCATTTCCTACTGCATTTTGGATTTCTAAAGGATGCCCAGATATTCCTGCAAGATTAAATGCAATTGTAGTTCCTGCTATTACTACTATACTTGGATTATTTCCAGCATAGTGACTAGGAATTGTATAAGCGATAGTGCCATCATTGTCAAATTGATACATTGCTATTGCCGGTTCATATATTTTATCTACAGTAAGTCCAGTTGGTATATCAGTAAGCTCAGTAAAGGCACTACTGCCTCCGGCACCTGTAGCATCTGCTGCATTTGCCCACTGGATTCCGTCCCATTTTAAAACTTGTCCTGTTTGTATTGCATCAATTGTAACATCATCTAAGTCAGCAAGTGACCCAGCACCGCCTCCGCCTCCAGCGACTGATGTAAAGCTAAACGAACCTGCGCCGTTGGTTGTTAAAACTTGACCATCTGTCCCGTCTTCGATTCCTAGGTCTAATAAATCATTAGGAATTATACCAGTAGTATCTGTAAGATCACTTATGTCACTTGGTATTTCGCCTGCGCCTGTATCAAACGCCGCAGATATTATATTCCAAGTTGTGCCATTCCACTTCCAAGTATTGCCACTACTTGTATATACATCATCCGGTGCTGGATTTATTGGAAAATTTAGTGCCATATTTGCTTACCTCTACTCATATTTATTCATTTATTAAATCTTAATGTTAAACCATTTGTAAGTGCTATAGATGCAGTAACAGCTTGTCTCGGTCCTGGTATAAATCTAGCATCAAAAGGCCCTGGATACAGTACCCTTGCTGGGCCGCCTTCTAAACTATTATAGTCTAACCAGTTTGCATCGTTAGCTGTTGTGCTTTCAACTCCGTAATAAAAATCTGTAGGATCTTGCACATCAAGAGATGCTATCCAATTTTGTACTTCTTGATAAGTCCAATCTCTATTATGTTCTAGTATTGTAGCTAAAAATCCTGCTACTATAGGACATGCTGCACTAGTGCCGCTAAATGCACAGTCGTATGCAGGAATTTCTAATGTGTCATAAGTATCTGCACGTATTCCTTCGTTTAGATAATTTTTGTTAGCTGCTAGTGTTCCATCGGCAGCAGCATACACATCAATTCCATTTCCTCTGTCACTATAATTCACTTTACGTTCTAAATTTCCAACTGCATAGTCATCATCTAATGCACCGATGTTTATAGTTTTGTATGTGACTTCTCCGGTTCCCCCGTCAATAGCTTTGCCACCTTGTTGTGGAAATCCACGTCTATTGGTTGTGCCGGTTACTGCAACACCAAATTCACTATAATTACTTTCTTCTAATGTATCGTCACTATTGGCACTAATATAATTATCAAAATCTGGATGGCCCCAATTAACTTGCTTTTGATTACTATTTCCTGAAGCAACAACAAATAATACACCGCTATCAATAAGTTCGTCTAGTGCAGTTGTAAGTGAGTTAGTTTTCATTTCACTTTTCCAGCGCCCACCGTCACCTGTTACGCCCATATTAGAAATAAAATTTGGTTCATTTTAATA